CTTCTCTTCCCACGGCTCAAGCACCCACGGATTGCGGCTTTCTCTGAAAGTGCCTTTACCGACGATGATTCCTGTCGCTTGCGGATCTTTCAGTAACGCCTTGAACTCAGTACCGTTCACATCGAACACACCTATGATATCGTTCGGCCCTTCTGTGCTTTTCAGATATCCGGTTCTGCCTTCCAATAATCCCGCACCTGAAGAGTGCTGTTCAAATCCAGGTGCGGGCTTCTTAAAATCCTTGTGAAGCGGAATCCATTTCGTGCCATCTATTATGCCTTCACAGGTGAGCTTCTTGACAGTCCTGCCGTCTCCGTAGTCCAGCACGACAACAGTGCCGTCGTTCTCGAAATCAATTATTTCTGGCACAGTGCCTAACGGCTTTTCAGTGACTATCTTGTATATTTCCTGCACATACTTCTTGTCAAGCATCACGTCACCCACTTCAGCAAGGTAAGCTCTATATGGTACGGATGCGACGTGCAGGAGACTTCATCTATAATGTAGGTGCCGCCGTCGTAAGTCACTAGCTGCCCCGGCCTGAATATAACTCCTGCATCGAGCTGCATCCTTGTCTTGAACTGGAAATTCATACCGTCTGAAATAATGTCTGCCACTCTCTGCGCCGCATCTACGGTAGCGCAGTCGTGAGTCTCGTATATCTCATACGGTTCTGCGCCTGCCGATACTGTAAACTGCTGCGCAAACTTGTTGCCGTACACGTCGAAAGAGACGGTGCAGTTCTTCAACTGTTTTGCCTTGCGAGCCGCTATTGCATCAGACCATGCGCCGGCTGGCATACTCACCGTATCGTTTACTCGCCTGTAAAAGTCTATCGAGATAGCGTCAAGGACTGCCATGAAATCTTCTTCTGGTTCTTCAGCGATGGACGATAAATCGTCTTCCGAATAGACAGCAAGACTAGCAGGAGAGCCGTCCAGTTGCACGTTGCTGATACCATCGGATAGTGGCGTGGCGCTGTTGCGTATGTCTGGATGCGTTATAGTAGCTCTCAGCCAGCCTTTCAGCGTCTCGGAATTGCCGCCTTGCGCTTCTCTGTTTATGAACACGGCCCACGAATCGCTGCCAAGCCTGTAAGCCTTGTTGGATGTTATCGTTTGCGAGACTGTGTTCGTGGAGCCTACGATATATACGCCGTTGTTGAGAATTACGCTCTTGTTCTCGTGCAGCGGTGTGATGGCTAAGTCTCCTACGGCAACGGTGCTGAGCGTTGAGTCGTGGTAAGTCGGAACGAAAACTATCTCTTGCTCGTCTCTGTGTATGTACGCCTTGCCGCCAATTGCCCTTTCAAATTTCAGCAGCGCGTCGTATCTCTTGCCCTGAAATTGAAAGTCGCGCACCACTATACCCGACTCGACAGCTTCGACAGGCGACAGATCGAAAGTGTAATAGCTGCTGCACAACGGAGACGCGATAGTTGCAGGCGATACGCCGCTTTCTGCATCGAAATAAGTATCTCCGAACGCTATAACCTGTTCCATCACGTAGCCTATGTCACACTCAAAATCGACAACGAACCTTTTGTGAGATGTTTCGTCGGTGATAGTCTCGATGTTTTTCGCATAGACGTAAGCGACTGTGCCTGTTGCCAAGCCGTCTTCTTCAAGCATCAGCAGCAAGTCGCCTCCTACGTCAACGCCGCTTAGAGTAGCATCTATAAGTTCAAAGCTGCCGGTGAGCGGTGCTATGGCGTTCGGCTCTGTGTATTCGACTCTTTCAACATTAAGTCGCACGCTGTCTGCATATATGCCTAGCGTGTATCTGGAATCGGCCATAGCATCACCCCATTCCGAAATTCTTGTTTCTGGCAAACCTCAGCTGTCTGGCGAACTCTTTGCCTATCTCGTCGTCGCTTGCAGACAAATCGACAGGGAACGTCATGTTACCTATGCTAACCGAATACAGCATATCCACTCTCGGAACGCCCGCGTATTCGATGCTCGCCACTCTGTTCACAGTATCAAGGGCTGGCAAGGAATCCGTGAGCCTGTCTATGGAAGCCATCAGCCTGTTGTTGCTGTTTATCTGGTCGTCGAAGTCTATTGCAACGGAGGCCGCTATCTGCTGCTGCAAGTCCAGTCCGCTTATCGCAGGTTCTATGGCAAGCGCTATTTTCCTTGTAGCTTCAAATTGTTCTATTGCAGCGTCGAAAGCATAGGTATCGAAAAATGGCGATAACAGCGCCGAGTAATTCACTGAAGCGTTAAGATTAGCTGCGTCAGCGTCCGCAAATCGCGGTATGAAAGTAACGACTCTTTCTATGTCTGGAATTTCATTTAGTCTGGCGACAACGCTTTCAAAAGCAGTCATATTCATTTCGGGCAATATACCTACACTTGCGGACAGACTGTCAAATTCAGCGGATAGTTCTTCAGGCACGAACCGAACAACTTTAGTTACGTCTTCGATAGAATCGGCAGCTTCTACCACTCTGTTGAAAGACGCATCGTCTAGCGCCGCGAACACATTGAGTTCTTCAGATAGCGGCGCTGTGCTTATCACACTTTCAAGCGGCGGCATCACAGCATTTACTCTAAGCCGCTCAACGAGTGCAGGTACATCAACGCCAGTAACGAAAAGCTCAAGACCGGCTCGCTGCATTGGTATGACAGGAATATAGAACTCGACATTTGCGAAAGCTGTGCCGACATTGCTCAATTCGTCGTTGAGCCGTTCTCTGTCCATTTCGAGATAGCCATGCACAACAGTCTGATACTCGTCTATCACAATGTTGCTAAAGTCCGGATAATACTTCACAGTCGCTAGCTGCTGCCTTATGCCCGCTGCAAGTTCTTCAGCGTCCAGACTTACAGTGGCGGTAAGGTTAGACGGTATATTGACTTCAGTCGCTCTGAGAACCAAGTCCGCGTACTGCGTAGGTATCTCAGGTATATAGAACGACACAGGCACTCTCACGAGCGTGCTGTCTTCAATTGTGGATAGTGCAAAAGCTACCTGCTCTTTGCTGAAAGTCAAAAAGGCTCTGACAAAAGCAACCTGCTCGTCTATCGCTAAGTTTGACGTGTCTGGATAGTATTTGACGGTAGCGACTTGTGAATTTATGAGCGGCTGGAACTCTTTTGCCAGCAAAGATACATTGGCAACCAAGTCGTCGGGTATCGAAACGTCTCTAACTCTAAGGTCAATGTCAGCAGAGAGCGGCGGTATTTCGGGTATGTAGAATCTTGCTGGTATAGTCGCAATCGTTCCTTCCTGCAAGTCGCGTATCTCGCTGTCAACCTGTTCTCTGTCTATTACAAGAGATGCTGAGACTTGAGCCTGCAAATCTGCGATTCTCAATCCGCTGTCGTCTGCGTAGAGCTTTACAGTTGCGACCTGTTCCGAGATGTCCGCGCCGAACTCGTCTGCGTACAACTGAACTCTAGCCGCTAATTCTGGCGGCATGGAGATGTCGCTAACCATGAGTTCCAAATCCGCATATTGAGTAGATATATCCGGCACATACGGCGAAAGATTCACAGCGAACGTCCTACTGCCAACTTCTTTCTCAAGACTGTCTAGCTGAGTTTTAATATCCTCCTTTGAAGTGCCTTCCAGCTTTATGTCGTATTCGAATTTTAGCAGGTCTAGGAAACTCTCAAGGTCGATGTTCAATTCTTTCATTCGCAGCATGAACGCTTCAGAATTGACTCCGAACTTGACAGCTATATTCACCAGCGATATTATGTCCGCTATTTTGTATGTCTGGCTGCCGACTTGAGTTTCTATCATCGACGCTATCTCTGCAAGGTTATCGACTTGCGGAATTATGTACACATTCACGCCGGTAACTATCTCTGGAAGATACAGCAATGCGTCTCTCAGTCTGGTGTTAAGCTCGTTAGTCGGCACGTCTATATCTTCGCCTATAACAAGCTCGATTATCTCGGCAAGCTGCATCGGTTCAATTCCTATCTCCGACAGTCTGGATCTGGTTTTCTCGTCTATGTACACAGCCATTTCTTCAAGGGCTGCATCGAGCTGTGCACCTGTTGCAGCAGACATCTTCGCCGCTTCCACGAAACCGGAAAAGTCGAACTCTGCACGTGGATCTATAAGCACTTCAAAGGTTTCCACCAGGTCTTGCGGTGTTATCTTGTAGATGTCCAGCGCTCTCTTCAAGCCTTCAGCTATGTTCTCTGTGATGCTGTCTTTTATCACGAATGGGTCGCCGCTTGTGAACTTTTCGCGTCCGCGTTGCAGCAAGACATCCAGCTCGTCAACACTGGCCTGCCAGTCTATTATTTCTCTGTTTTCCATCATAGAGCCGAAAGCCGACATCATGTTCATCATCGTGTCTATCACGCTGGTGGCATACCTGAAGTCTTTCACGAGCAGATTAGAGCCGAATATCTCTGCCAAGTCCGTATCTTCGAGAACATACAATTTTTCCCACGCATCTTTTATAAGCAACACATCTTCAGCCGTCTGCGATGCGTCGAAACCGAAAGCCCTTATAAGTGCTGCGCCTTGCTCGGTAGCCGGCATAAGCAACTTGCTGAGAATGGTGTACGCGCTTTGTATAGCCGTTTCCTGATCCATTCCGGCAGCGGTGAACACGGCGACCGCGGCAGTCATGTCGTTTATAAGCGCCTCGTAGCTCCTGACGCTTGTGCCTGATTCTTTCATAGACGCCTGGAGATTTTCAGCATAAGCGCCTAGAACTTTTTGCAGCGCGTCAGTTTTTGCAAGAGTGTCGGACATCTCTACAAAAGCGCCTGCGGTGTCCACATTGAAAGTAGTCTCCGTGCTTCTCTTGTTCAGCAGCTCGGCTATATCGCTAACCTGAGCCGCCATTTTCTCGGCGCTGATATTCGCTTCTTCCAGTCCTGCGTTCCATATCTGCGCGGCTTCTGCAAGGTCGTCTCTGATCTTCTCGGTGTAATTAGTCTCCGCTATCGACTCCAAATCTTCTTTCAAAGCCTGCAATTCAGCATCGTCAACGCCAACTATGATATCGAACTTGTGGATGCCTAAAGCTGCATTTACGGCCATCCTGAAAGAGTTCAGCTTGCTATCCATGCTAGTGAGCGTTTCGCTGAAATTGCTGTCAACAAGAGCGCCCCATGCAGCCGTCTCTCTGTCGGTGTATATTCTGGCTTTCGTTATGTCGCTCTTGACACCTGACAGCATTATCTGAGAACTTTCAAGAGTCTTCAACGTGATGCTGGTTACCTGCCCGCCAATCACGGCGTAAAAGTCTCTGGTACTGCTGCCCGTCTTTTGCAGCTCCGTGTTGAAATCGTCTAGATAAGCCTGGTATTGCTCAAGAGGATTTTCAGATTCTCCTGTCTGCGGCACTATCCTGCCTAACGTCTTGTCTAGTTCGCTTATCGACGCCTGGGCCTTTAAGGAAGAACCGCTCATTAGCGCAAGATAGGAATTTGCTTTTGACAGGCTGTCGGTAGCCTTGCTGGTGCTGAACGCGTCAAACGCCTTCTTTGCCGCAAAAACCGCTGCCGCTATTCCTATAAGAACCCATCCGATTGGATGGGCCGCAAGGAAAGCCGCTATCTTGCTTATCGCGGATATTGCAAATTTGCCCATCATCTCGAAACCAAGAGCTATGCTTCTAAGAGTGCTGCCTAACTTCAGAAGCGTGCCTGTTATTATCAGCAGGCCGCCTGACGCCATGAGTGCAGTGCCACCGTATAGGGCCATCTTAAGGATAGCGTTTTTCATTCCGTCGTCCATAGCGTTGAACTTGTCTATCATGTCGCCCAAGCCTGAAACGAATTTCTTTATAGGGTTGTCTTCAGTCTGCACTATGGAATAAGAAAGCTCGTTCAGCTTGCTCTTTACTATCTCTATCGCGTTCGCAAGAGAACTCATCTGGATGTCTGCCATCTTGTCGGTAGTGCCACCTGCGTCTATTAGAATCTGCTTGTAACGTTCCCACTCGGAGTTGCCGGCAGACAGCAGCGCTTTCATCGTGTTCATGGCTCGGATATCGAACACTTCTCTGAACAATGCGCTTATCTTGTCCAGATGCTCTTCCATGAACACTATCTCGCCTGTTACAGGGTCTAAATTTATCCAGCCGAGTTCCTTGAACCTTTTCTTAAACACTTCTATCAGCTGGCCCATGTTCTGGTAGCTGAGAGACAGCTGCTCGACGCTGAAACCGACAGACTCTATCGCCGTTCTGGCTTCGTTCGTCGGTGCAGAGAGAGACGCCAGCATCCTTCTAACGCTGGTGCCAGCTTTCTCTCCGTATATTCCCATCTCGCCTAGAGTCATGAGAGTTGCCATGAGTTCGACGATGCTTTCGTTCGCGGCGTATGCGGTAGGCGCTACGTACACAAGAGACTTTGCAAGTCTGTCTATGTCCAGCGGCGAGTCTTTTATGGCGGTCGAGAACATGTCGGTTACGTTTGACAGCTCGGACAGCTCCATCCTGTAAGCTGCCATAGTGTTCAAGACAAGCTCGAATGAGCCTTGCAGTTCTCCGTTGGCCGCCTGCGTGAATTTTGCAAGGTCGCCTAGAGACGACTCAAGGTCGGATAACGAAAGCCCACGCTGCACGAAAGCCGAAGACGCTTCAGCGAGTTCTTGCGCCGAGAATTTCGTAGTGGTTGCTGTATCGAATACTATCTTTTGCACTCTTTCCATAGCGCCGGCTACATCATCGAACTCACCGGCGCGCGCGACAACATCTCTGAAAGCGGATTCCAAGTCTTTGAAAGTATCTACTGCCTTTAGCGCAGGAGCTATCAGAGCGCCGCCTATTAGAGTCAGTCCAAGCCCTGTCATCTGCATCCTGGACGCTATTTGCTCGATGTTGGATATTTCTTCGCTGACAACGCCAAGAACAGCACTGGCTTGATCGAAAGCACGAACTATGATATTTATTTCAGCGTTTGTTAGAGCCATATAGTTCACCCCTTACATGTTCGATAAGCCACTCTGTTTTCAGTGGCGTGTCATATCCCCAGGGCGTATCACCGTGATGCTGCATGAAAAGGAAAAGGGCCTTGAAATCTTCAAAGGCCCCTCTCTTGTTCTTGTTCAGCTTAATTTGCAGCGTTTCCTCTTGCGTCACGAAAGTTCAGAGCCATCACTTCTCCGAACAGCGATATCAACTGGAACGGAGACAGGAATTCTCCGACAGTATTTATATCCGGCGCAGGTTCAAACGCCCAGTCTGTGATGGAAGCCGCGACAACATTTATCATCCTGTTTATGTCATCTTTTGTAAAGTCTTTGAATTGCTGGACTGCGGCTTTCTTTTTGTCTTTTTCGGTTTTGAGCTGATCCCACTTGTCGGTCAATGCAGTCAGGTTCAGGAAAGCGTCTGTGTCTTTTGCAGACAGCGGTTTCAACTCGCATACGAAGTCACCGTCTCTGTATTCCTTTCTGAAAGACGGAGTTATTACCTTTGGTATTGCCATGTTACACCTCCACTAGAATTAGCTATCCGAAATGGTAAGCGTTTCTATCTTGAAGTTTATCGGCACTTCTACGGCGTTGTCAGGATCGGCTGTGAAGCTCGCTTCGTCCGCGACCATCCCGCCGGCAACTATATAAACCTTTTCACCGCTGGAGTTCTCGAACTTAGCGGTAAACGTGCCGTTCTCGTTGCCAGTTTCCGCAACAGCTGCAATCATCTCAAGGGAATCTTCAGGCGTGAGCGTTATCGTCGCCGTGTGTTCCCATGTGCCTTTGGAAAAGTCTGTCGGTGAGAGTTGGTTGCCGTAAACTGGCGTAATTGTTCTCTTGCCGTCGATGCTGAATTTGGTGACGGCTGCGCTGGTGGTAAACGTCCTTGCGTCGTTGGCGAGAGTCAGAGTAGCAGCGTCCGCGAGTATAAAGACGTCGCCTGGGTCGGCTTGAGAAGTCTGCGCAACTGCCGAGGTTATAGTCTTGCCTATGAAATCGGCGGTATATTTGAGCGTGTCGCCCTCTTCACATTCCAGCTTGAAACTCTCAACGACAGCATCGGATATAGCCATGTCATTAACATTGATATCGAACTCTGACGCAGGTGTGTTCAGAGCGTTAGCCATTTCGCAAGTGGTTATGTCGCCCTGAACCGACGCGTAGTATTCGTAGCTGGTAAGCCTGTTCTTTACCCACCCGGCGAGTCCTTTGCGTGACAGCGTGTTGGACTTCTCGCCCATCTTGAAACTGGTGAGCAAGCCGACTTCAACGGCGCTACCGTCGCTTATTGCAACATATACATCTTGACCGGTTAAAGCCATTTGGTTTCACCTCTTTATTTAATCAATTCAAATCTGATTGGAACTGTGACTTTCATATCCACCGCATCCCTGAGCATGATAGGGTTCTCGTAGGTTTCGGCGAGTATGTTAGGCCGCAGTTTCATCGTGGTCTTGGTTTCTCCGACAGTCCAGGAGAATGATATAAGCGTGGTTCTAGGAAACGTCTGCTCCATAAAGTCAACGAAATCCAGTTGCCTGTAAGTTATATCGTCAGTCTGGCTGAAAGCGCCCCTGTCGCAGAGTGCAAAGTCTATGTAGAACTCGTGCCTGTCCAGCCCTATCTTGTTTATCGTTTGCGACTGAGACGGAGCTATGAGAATCAGCGGGAAGCTCAGCATCGTGTCCTCCATAGCTTCTTTCGGATTTGCCAGCACTACCATCTTTGGCGCGGTGAACCAGCTGGTTGTCAATGCTGCGTCTATAACGGCCTTAACAGCCGCCACGAGTTCGCGTCTCATGTTCCACCTTCTTTAATATGTCTGGAAAGCACAGCGGCAGCTATATGCAGTTCTATCGTTTCTTTGCAGTATTCGACGTCCTTCAGTTGGAACATCATGAATCTGCGCCGCGGATGATGCTTTGTACCCATGTGGTGGAATATGCCGTAACCTACCGGGCTTGTAACTCTAGCCATATTTAGCGTGTGTTTGTGGTATATAGCGTGTTTCATTTCACCCGTGCGGTACAGCGGCATATTCGGTCTTGTGCTGCCGGCCCTGCGTTTTCTCTCTATCGTGCTTTGTTTCAGCTGCGGCCAGCTTGGCCTGCCTTTTGCCCTGAAATTCTCCATAACGGAGTTGTACATATGGCGAGAAATAAGTTTCATCGCAGGCTTAAGGTTTCTAACAGCTGCAATCGCGCTGGTTAGAACTCTGTTCACGTCAGTACTTCTGACATCGAAGCTAACCATGTTGTAGTAATTAGGCATCGGGCCACCACTTTTCAAATTCATCAGACGTGAATATCTGGTCGTCAGACTCTACTTCCATAGTCGGCGTGTTGCCAGCTGCCGGATTGTACCGTTTCAGGTAGTGCCGCGTCTGGTCGTCGAACCTGTCGCCCGCGTCTGGATAGTCGAACATGTAGAACACCTGCGATTTTGCGTAAAGCGTAGCCACTGTCTCTTTCACAGCGTCAGTAGTGTTAAGCGATGCAGAAAGGGCTTCCCCTTGTTCAAGGAAGCCCTCTATCGCTTCAAGGTTGTTCTCTGCTGTCGGCGTTGCGACGTCTGCACCGTTTATAAGCTCTCTGACTGCTGGCGGCAAAGTCTTGATGAAATCCTCAACAGTCATCGGGGTACACCCCCCTATCAGCTTACTGTTACAGTAGCTCTTACCATGCCCATCCTGTATTCGAGAACAGGTACAGGATGAGACTGAGCGTATATCTTGAAACCTTCAGGATCTTTCGTCTCTTCAGACCAGGAATAATACTTATCCATCACAGGCCCCTGCCTGTTGAAAGATGCGGCGTAGTACATTCTTATAGCTTCCGGGGCCAGAAGTATAAAGTAATCCGATGCGCCCTGCAAGTCTATCTCTGTGCCGGCGTGGCCTATAACCTGCTCGTCGAACTCGTAGATGGTAATGCCGTTAAGCACACCTATTCTTGGGAAATCGAAACCTATCGAAGAGCTGTCTGAACGCTTGTCGAGCTTGGAAGCTATCGCGGTGTTGTCCATGAGTGCTTCTGCTACGTCAGGTGTGGCAAGAGCTATGAAGTTAGAGAAACCGGTGGCCTTGTTTATGAGCTTCTTCCAGGTTCTTATGTCTTCCAGCGGTGTTATTGCAGTAGCGTCTTTCCACGTGGCGGTTGCGTCCAAGAAAGCCGTCGGCACGTTGAAATCGAACTCGAACCTGTCGTTATCGCCGGAGTAGGTTATCTTGCCAGACGTGAGAATCTGAGCAAGCATCCACTCGATGGTGTTCTCTATTCTCTCTCTGAGGTTCGTCTGAATCTCGTTTATTCTCATCATCACGTGGTTTCTGGCGATTGAGTTGCTGAGAGCGAGTTCGTCGAACCATCTTTCGGTGAATATTTCATCGTACACAAGGTCGTCGCCATGTTTCAGTGTAGGCGGCTCGACTATGTGGTGCGTGTACTGTGGAAGCAGCTGCATAATGGCTCTGTCTCTTCTCTTCAGGAACGGCAATATCTTTTGAGAACCTGTCTTTACATCGAACTCTACCGTTTTGGTAGGAAAGTACAGCGGCGCTCTGGCAGCAGGATGGTTGAGAATGAGATTGGTGAGAAAGTTCGGCCTGGTAGTAATCTCATTTATCCCTTTAGTCAGAGTCCTGTAATGGAATACATCAGGGACTATTGGCTGAGTTGCCATTTTTCATTCCTCCTTAGATGGCGTCTATAAACCAGATTTTGCTTATCAGGTTGGCTTCGCTTGTGTCTTGCTTGTTCCACACGTAGTCGGAGTAGGCAATTCCATGCACCAGGCACGGAACGCCGTCGGCTGCCGACTCGGTGTCAACGTCCATAACGGTGATGGCATAGTCTGTCTCCGAACCGTCGTTGCCGCTAACAACTTCATCGTCCACGGCGGATATTGCAGGAGTTACAACTAGAGCCTGAGTATCGGTGTCAACGCTTACGACTGTGGTTGTGGAAGTACTTATCGTGAGAACATCGGTAGCCTTGAAAATCTCAGGGTCATCAACGTATATCGTGGTGGCGGTTGT